TCCGTATCATCAGAGAGTGTCCACGCTCTCTTAAAACTCCGTTGAGCCAAACCCTTGTGGATATAGTTGGACTCCGTTTCTTTATCTTCTTTTTGACCCTCAACAAAAAGTTTACCATCTTGTGTGTAGACATAAACTTCTTTCTTTTTAAATCCAGCAAGTGCAAGTTCAAGACGCGATTCCACATTACTAATTTGAACTAGATTGTATGGGGGATAGTTTGTAGTAGTTTCATGTAGATGAAAAATACGATCAAAGTATTCATCCATACCAATACTATATTTGTTGATCCTCTCCATTAATGCAGGAAGATCCGCAGCAGTATACCTTGTGAGGTTAGTCATTATAGTAGCTCCTTTAAAAGCGAGTTTGTGTTTTGTGGACCCTTTCGGCATCCAATATTAATTATACAACAAACATAAAAAAAGGGAGTGTTGAACTCCCTACAAGATCATTCGGTTTCTTCTACTCTTTTCTTTTTGGATCCAATATTATATTTGGTTTCCAAAATCCACTCTCCCTTATCTTTATAAGAAAGAACTTTAATTTGATTTAAAGGTGCAATATCTTGAATTTTTTCAAGATCAACAATTGTAATCAATCCCCAATCGGCAAGAAGTTGGGCAATACGATTACGGCGCTGCACATCATTCACAGTCAGGTTTGCGTGTTTGCCATCAAGAGCAAACAGTTCCTTAAAGTGAACGAGATAATATCTACCTTGCTTGTGTAGAATATGGCAAGACTGATAGATTTTCTTTTCCTTTCTTGAAGCAACTCCGATACGAGTCAAAGTTTCACGCACTTTCAAAAAGTCATCGGGTTCGTTGAGAACCACTTCAACCATTTGACTTGGCGTCCACTTCACTTCAGGTTCTTGAACTACACTCATTTTGATCCTCCAGTTTCAAATTTCGATTTAATAAAAGTAAGTTGTTCTTTTGTAAGAATCCTCAAAGCTTGTTTTGCCTTCTCATTACTATAACCATAATAACGTTTGACATAATCAAGATCTTTGATTTTATCTTGTCGGAGCCAGGGAGAATACCTCTTCTTTTTCCTCAGACTATTTATATAAAAGTCATATTGCATCTTCTTTGGGAGGAAATGATATTGATTCATTTCGTTTGCAAACATTAAACAATCAACGTGCCCAGAAAAACACCTATTGATAATATATGGCGCATATTCCTTCTCAAGTGAAGGATCTTCATCAATCAGGTGTTTCTTCGTTTGATTGATCGAGTTTAACCAGTCCTTCAATTCCATAATTAAAAAGCAAGAGTTCTTTACGTTGTTTTTGCTCACGCATATATTCACCAACAGAACGCATTGTGTAAGTCAGATCAAACTCTGCAGCATTCCAGTTCTTAAACCTATCTTTTACAAGTTGGTCAGAATTATAACTAATCAACTGGTCCATATTATTAGCATCACAATCAGCAGCAAACTTATCGTGATCAAATCTTTTGTGCATTGATCCTTTGTTCCCATAGAGATTATCCTTAATATCATAAGGAGGATCGAGATACATAAAAGCACCTTTATTCCCATCCATCAGATAATCGTATGAATAGTTAGTTATACGCCAACTAGCAATTAACTTGGAATACTCTGGCAATTTTTCAATTCCTCGCAAGGAAAAATTGGAGTTACTTGCTTGCTCCGAAAAAGATGAACTTTCGGTAAGACCACTAAAAGAGCATTTGTTAACAATATAGAAAGCGACAGCACGATTAAAGTTCGTTTCAGACTCATCATTGATATGTTCCTTTGATTTTAAGAAAAGTTCTTTGGCAAGTTTAGGAGTATTGTAAGCAACTTTACAATCAACCAATTCATTCTTCAGATCATTCCCAAACATCTGAAGTTGCTGCCAGAAGTTTACAAGAGGTTCATAAAGATCATTCACCCAAATATCCATATTGGGATACTTCTTTGTGATATAAATCGCAACACTTCCTCCACCAAGAAATGGTTCTCGGAACTCATCGTAGTTGCGAAGATCTGGAAAGTAAGGTCCCATCTTTTCACAAGCACGTGATTTTCCACCAGGATATCTAAGCGGGGTTTTAAGAGATTTCATCAAACGTATTCCTCAATCAAAGAAAACATACCATCAACGTCACAATCCTTTTCAGCAGGAATAACGTTTTCAACAATCATAGTATAATCACCCTTCTTCAATACACATTTGGGGTCATTTGCATTCTCATCAACACATTCGTAAACTTTATCCCATGTGGTATAACCCACAGACATAGCCTTAGTATCAACTAAAAGTAGATAATCAAATGTTTTAATTAGATCTTCTTTTTTCCATTCTGTTTTATCTTTACTAGAAGGATGAAAATTTTTCAATACAAATGCTTTGCAGTCACCACGGCAGTCTTTACCAGTTTTGTCTTTACCTGTTTTAAACAGACCAAATTGACTTTTCATTTCAACAAATTTGCCCGTTTCTTTTAGAATAAAATCCCTGCCAGTTTGAAAAAGTCCCACATGGGTCAATTGATCATCGGACCACTTACAAAAAGACTTCTCAGTATAATGGGCACGAAGTCCCCTGAAGGGATTACTTTTCATTTGTTTTGTATTGGATGCATTTACCCATCCAAAAAATTGTTCAAAATTAACGCGAGAAAAATCAATACTCATAATCAGGTTTGTTGTACTTAAGGTACTCAAAAAAAGTAAGTTTCATTTCCTTCTGCGTCATGCCACAGTGGGCAGCAGCAGCAGGCAAAGTCATTTTAGCACGAAAAAGACCTTCGTTTGCCTCCTTCACATTTGTAGGCGTTGTTTTAACTGGTTTTTCGTATAAGATTTTGTAATCAATTCGGTAAAAGTTCATCAGATACTCACAATAGTCAAACAATCAATTTTTTATTCGGAGATTTGATAACCGAAAACATATCCTTGTAGTTGTCAACAATTTGCTCCTGCGCTTCGGAAATATAAACAACATATTTTTTAGAAACCTCCAAATCTACATCTTTACCTTTTAGAAGAGGAGACCATGGAGCAAATCCCATCTGCCCATTTCCAGTAGGAATAGCAACAATAGGATTACGAATAACAATAGTATCAGTCAAATCACCAACTTGATCTGCGATAACATCTTCACCAGACCACATACGAATTAATTTTACATTCATTTTAATTAAACCTCATCTACTAGTTCAATGTCCTCAAATTGATCCGAAGATACTTCATGCTCTCCGCCAAGAAGATACCAATGTTTACCATCATCACGAACACCAAGATATTTCATTTGATTTTCTTCAAAAATGTTTTCACGCATAACTGCTTGAAGACGATAATGCATCAATTCAGATTTAGATGGGACTTTCATTTGAATTCACACTCACACATAATTTCAGTTAATGCTGCAAGAAGATTTATTTCCTGATCAGCCACGAACGCACATTGGTATTGATACTTAGCAATAACAAGAACGGCAGCAGGAATAGATGCGGGTGAAAGACAATCATAAAGGGAGTCATAAACCCTGCGGAGTAAACTAGAAGCATCGTTGTCCAAGTTGGAGACCACCCACTTTCGGACTTCAGTAAAGTTTTTATCCTTGAGAAATTTAATAAGTTCATTTACAGATACATCAGAAAAAGTTGCAAGAATACCAGAGTCAATTTTACCACCAGTAGAATATCTTTGAATTTCGTTTAAAACACGTCGGAAATCTGGAAAGTGTTTAGCAACTAATTCAACAACAACTTTTTCATCATACTCAATTTTTTCCTGATCCAAGATTTGTAGGACTCTTTTGAAAAAACTTCCAGCAAGTTGCTGTTTTTGTTTTCCTTTGATTGCGAAGTCAATGACGGCACAACGGGAGTGAAGGGGTTCAATGATCTTGTTTTTGTAGTTACAGGTGAAAATGAATCGGCAGTTGTTATAAAATGCCTCAATATTCGCCCGTAGTAGGAGTTGTACGTCGTTGCCTGTGTTATCAGCCTCATCGATGATGATGACTTTGTGTTTAGAAGATCCCGTAAGTGAGACGGTCGAAGCGAAGTTCTTTGCTTGGTTCCGTACAGTATCCAGGAAACGCCCTTCGTCGGATCCGTTGATGACATAATAGTCTGCTCCCAATTCGTTACATAATGCCTTTGCGATTGTAGTTTTACCAATTCCAGGAGGTCCAGCAAGAAGGAGATTTGGGATCTCACCCTTCTCTACAAACTCCTTAAATGTTTTTTTAGTTTCATCGGGAAGAATACAATCCTCAATCACTTGAGGACGGTATTTCTCCACAAAAAGAAATTCACTTGTCATAATTTAGATCCAATCAGGTTTGCGTTCTGGCATACGAAGATAATTAGATGCAACCCAAGGTTTGGATGCAATATACATCTTGTAAGCAGTAAAAGTGTCAATGCTTGTGTCAAGTTTATACTCATCTGGCATAGCACGAACGAAGTTTTCTACCTTATTAATTTTACCACGAGGGAACAAATAAAAGGCATCTACGAGTGTCTTATAACAAGAATGAACTTTACCATAACGGAGAGTGTATTCATCACACAGATTAAGACCATGTTTAATCAACCAGTAAGCATTATGAACGGACTCTGCTGCCCACTTGGTACAAGGATGGTTACGGAAAGCACCCTTCTCGGTGCTGTAAGGAGTGTTGTCTGCTTTGAGAAGGGGTCCATAGTTGTGATACCACTTGGAGGCAACGATAGAAAGCATCTGGCAGCACTCCAAGGGCATCTTTACAACGTGCTTGTCAGGAAGACAGAGAGCACTCTCTGCAGGAAATTCACTTGTTACGAAGATGTTCATCCGAATGTTGAATCAGGTTCCAGAGCAATATAATACTTCAGATTGTACTTGGTGTTCGTGAACTGTGACAAAAGTTTAGAAGACACCACAACGTCATAAGCACCAGGAATGATCTTAATGTTTTCTACCTTGAAATTGAACGTAAACTCTGTATCGGTTTCCCCAACAACAATAGCATATTCATTAGAGGTATCATTCTTCTTATCACGAACAACAAGTTTAATGACACCTGCCTCACCAATAGCAGAAAAATCTGGGAGTTGATAAACTGCTGCTGCCTTTACCAGTTTCTCCAAGGAAGCACTATCAAGTTGGAAACAAACATCTTTTGAAGGGAGTTGAATGTCTTTTTCGGGAGGAGAAACAATTACGTTAGGATCAGCAAAGAAGTATTTTACACGGCGCTTGCCTTCACGAATACTCAAGTAAGAGTCTTCTTTAAAATCCAAATCTGGATCTTGATGAAGACCCAATCCATTCAAAAACTGGTTGAGATCATAGATTGCAAAATCACGAGGAAACTCTTCAGTAATATCTGCCTCTGCCAAAATGTTTTTTGCAACCGAAATAGTACGAAGGCGGTTTCCCTCTTTTACAAGAATTGAGTTATTAATACTTGCAAAATTCTTAAGAATGGTTAGGGTATTGTCAGAAAGTTTCATAGTTTCAGGTTTCAGTTTCACTTGTTTTCAACGAGATTAAGATGATTAATTAGCAGAATTGTGTAGTGAAGAACCTTGAACAAATCTGCACGAGGAGTACCTTTTGTATCATAACGATCAATATACTTGGTTACATTACCAGCACAGAAACCTTCACGGCGATTGTGCTTGATCTTATCTAGGGTTTGCTCTTTGCCACCGCCAGTACGATCAACATAATGTTGCCGATAAGTGCTTGCAATATATTCTTCCAGTTGCTTGAGGATTTTATCCTCGTTATATTTCCAAAAACCGTTTTTGTTTGTATCTTCAGGCATGTTCAAATTAAAAGTAATAGTATCAGGTGAGGTATAAGGATTTCCAGTCAAACTAATTCCATCATAGTTCCAGTAATCCTGCGCCCCTGAAAATGAAATGGTATCAGTTCCAGATCCACCATAAATTGTGGAAAATTGAGATGTTTTTGGGATTGAACTTTCGTAAGTGCTCTCAAAGTTTTCAGACATTTTGTTTCATAGTAAAAGGACAAAAGAGGAGGTACATTAACCCCCTTGTATTCTATCAGTTTACTTGCTTCTCGTCAATATATTCTACAGTCAGTTCAGGACCAGTAGAAGGCATCTGGAAGTCAACATCCACTTTGTCATAGAGTTCCAGGAATGCTTGCTTGGTTTCTTCATCAAATCGGTTCACACACACCTGGATTGCCTTTGCCTTGTCTTGGAAGATGCTATAAGCACGGATGATATGAACCAAACGGCGGGTGCTGATGATTTCCTCAATACCACCATCATAGAAGGTCTTGCGGATAATGTCACCCCAATCCACCAGGCGCTTGCAGAAATCACGATCCTCCACACCAAGATCCAGAGCGATGCCCTCAAGGATCTTCTGCTCGGTTGCAGGGGCAGGATAGGATTGCTCAAAGGTCACAGGGAAACGCTCTAGGAACGCCTCGTTGAGCACGTTGGTGCCAATGAAACGTCCGTCATCAGAACCTTTACCCTTGGTGTTTGCAGTGGCGAATACGTTGAAACCAGCAGCGGGTTTGACGAACTTGCCAATCTTCTTCAGGAAAACACCCTTACCTTCCAGAACAGATTGAAGGCACAGAATCTTGTTAGAAGCAAGGTCAATCTCATCCAGAAGGAGAATTGCACCACGCTCCAGTGCCTCAATCACAGGACCATTGTGCCAAGCAGTTTCACCATTCACCAAACGGAAACCACCGATCAGATCGTCCTCATCAGTTTCAATCGTGATGTTGACACGAATCAGTTCACGCTTAAGTTGAGCACACGCTTGCTCCACACTGAACGTTTTACCATTACCCGAAAGACCCGTAATGAACGTAGGGTAAAAAAGATTGGACTGAATAATTTTTTTAATATCGTTAAAATTACCAAACTTGACGAAGGTATCATCTTTATCAGGAATAAGGTTTTGTTCCAAAGAGGGAAGAGCAGGAGGTGCTTGATAAGAACGTTCAATCTCTTCCACACGTTCTTGAGTCACTTCTAGGTTCCAACGACCACGATCAGTTTTAAATTTTTCAAGGCGACTGGTTACTGTAGGGTAAGAAATACCCTTGGAAGCACAATAACCACGAACATCTCCAGAAGAAAACTCTGTACCGAACAGAGATTTAAGATCTGAAATGAGTTGTTCGTCGGTCACAGAAATTTTGCGGGGCATGATTTAGTTAGGTGGTTTGTTTCAACAAAGTAATTATAGAAGCAAAAAGGGGGCAGGTGAGTGCCCCCTGTGCCAGTTCAGTAACTGGTTATCAGTCCATAGTGAACTTCTTTTTTGGAAGTGATTTTTTAGAGGCAGGTGGTGCCTCAACAACAGGCTCTGAAACAGGTTCCGAAACAGGCACTGGTGCAGGTTCTACAGCAGGTGCTGGAGTTGGTTCTTGAAAAAAATCTGTAAATCTACTCATTAGGTACGATAGAATTCTATAAAATTATTTATCAGGCAACAAGTTCCACAAATTCACCAAGAATACGCTTGTTCATTTTTTTAGTTTTCAAACTCTTTACAAAAGCATTCTTAATTTGTGCCTTTGTTGCATCCTCGGCAACAGAAAACTCTGCCTCTTGCGAAAGAGCACTAGAAGAAAGACCAAAATATGAATGGTATCCAGACTTCTTGATGGTAAATGCTTTCTCCTTTTTCCAAGAGTTCATCACCTTATCATACTCATCACCATAATAACCATAGTAACGGCGAATAAAATGACCTGCATCACGTGACTCAAGAACACGGATACCAATAAAGTTAATGTCAGTAAACTTATCCCTCAAATTGCGAAGAAGAACATCAGTAAAATCATAAAACTCACCATCACAAGAGTAAGTCATCCCTGTTTTACGATCCCGAATAAACGCATTAGGACCAATATGAGCGGTTCCCATATAAGGTTCTTCTTCCCATCGGCGTTGAATTTCACGATGATATTTGAGAAGACATCCTTCACCGTCAGTTAGAA